GTTTGTACAAGCCAGACATAACTATTGTTAAGAATGCTACCACAACATACGATCGTCTCTAAGAAAGTACAAGGCGAAGCCACTCAAACCACGTCAACCGACGGGCCGGTACCTGAGACTCCTCCAATGGATTCTGATGTGTGAACTTTCGCTTCCACTGTTCGGACCACGAGAATCCTACTTCGGGAAGGCGAGGTTCCAGAAAATCGAGATATTCATCAAGGATGATGCGAGTTTCTTCATTACCGGCAGCATCAGCGTAGTGGCCGACCGCCCTTTCCCACGCAGCCTCAATCCCCTCTTTAGCACGCTCGGGGTAGAACAAGCGCAGAAGGGTTTCGTCACGTGGGCGGTAGGGAATGACTCCACCATACTCCTTGCCATCCTCCTCCAAACGGAGGAGAAAGAAGTATTTCCCGAGAAACTGAATACCTTGAAAGGCACCCACAGCGCGATCCAGCAATAAGTCGGTGAAATAGGACTTCTCGCCAAACCAATCCACGCCGAAGATATCCCATGCCTTTTCCGCTATTTCCTCCACCGTAAAATTAGCCACCAATCCTCGACCCGCCCCTATCTGATCATCGCCCAAAGCCTCTAACCACAAAGACTCGAATAACTCTTCCGCTTTCTCAACACCTACAAGGGACAGAAAGCATGCATACCCTATCACTAGCGTACACACACTCTGTACCAGGGTATTGAAAGAGTGGCCTGAAGTCGAGCCGTCATGGCGCTTGAACACCAACCCGTTATCGAGAAACATAGGTGCCTCCACCAAACCCTCGTAGATGAAGTCCCAGTAAGCGTCATATTTGGGATCATCTCCTCCTTCGAACTGCGAGCGCAGCACCCTCAGTGCGCCTCGGATTAACCAGCCAGGCAGACTGGAATCATACTTCTTTGCGTCGAAGCACCAGTATCGATCGAACTCCGCGAACCGTTCTGCGAATTGAGCACATCCACCGTGCCACCAAGAAACACCAACCCCTATCGGGAACTTGGCAGCCTTATAGGCTTCAGTGAGACGCTGCTCCGTGACCCCGTTCAGTTTCAAGTCCCTGTGACTAGTCATCATGATCAATCTCCCCTTGTCCAGTTTTGACCCCATCGACTCGGCATCGGCCCTCTTAGCCAACTTGCCTCGACCACCGATTCTGTTGAGATGTGGCTCAACCCGCTCCCCTTTCATCAGCTGTACCCAGGCTCGTTCGGCATCGGCGGTAGCTGTGGCATCGGCCTCACGTCGGGTCTTGAAACCCAGCCTGGCATACTCGATCCCGGGAAACTTGTCCCCGTAGTATCGGACCTCATCGAGATCGCTGACGGTCGGGAAGGGTATCTTCGTGTCCAAGCGAAGAAGCGAATCGACATAGTCGAAACAAGTCGCCAAGACCTCGGAATGCTCCAAGGGCATCTCGTGCACGGGGCGATTGAACCGGTCGAGGTGATTAAGCTGTACCAAGGAATTGGATCTGACGAACACATAATCCTCGGGCTTGAAACCTTCGATTGGTGTGCCACGATCAGAAAGGAACTCCTTAAAGTATTCACAGGGTTCCGCGAAGGAGGGTTCCATGTGCATCTGCGAATAGTACGCTTGTTTCCCGAGAAAGTCGAGATGAGTATACCGCTGGCAGTATGCCTTCTCATCGACGTGGGCGGTGTCCAACAGCGCCGCCGAGCGCGCACGCTTCCTACGATGCGTTGTTGCAGACCCAAGCGAGGAGACTGAACCCGAGAGAGAGGGCACCGACTCCCTCCACTCAGCAAAGAACAGTCCTTCTGGGTCGTATGGGTTGACATTGCGTCGCTTGCCCAAAGACATTGCGCTTGTGCTCGTTTGTGGTTAGGTGGCGTTTTGCGTAGTTGGTCGGATTTTGATCGCAATTCGCGATGGAAAGCTAGCGCACTTCTAGAGACGAACGACAACAGTCGAGCGTCTGG